ACCCTGAACAAGGATTCCGCTTTCCGGCTGGTCACCGTTGTCAAGATGAAAAAGCTGCTGACGGCGGCCAATACAAAGTTGGCCGTGTCATTGGGCATCTCCAATGCGGCTGCCACCGCTTTGATGGCCACCCTTACGCTGGGGCTTTCCGCCGTTATAACGGGGCTTATCGTGCTTTGGGATAAATACAGCGATGCTCAGGAGGCAGCGGCGGAAAAGGCCAAAGAACGGGTTAAAATAGAAAGTGACGGGCGTTCCCAAATGATCAAAACCCGCTTTGAGATAGAGAATACCACGAAAAGCCTGAAAGACTTTACCGGTAGCAAGGAGCAGGAAAAGGCCAAAGTTGAGGAGTTGAACCGGAAATACGGCGAGAGCTTCGGATATTACAATACCGTTGCCGAGTGGTATGATGTGCTGATCCAAAAGAGTGATGACTATATCCAAATGCTTTTCCTGCAGGCGAAAGCCCAAAGTCTTGTTAACAAGGCCGTGGAAGCGGACGAAACGGTGAACGAGGTAAAAGCCACTCCTGAATCCGATGTCGAGGGTTCGATGGGCTGGTTCTCTAAAATGGGGCTTTATATGGCTCAAAGCGAGTCTTACGGTCAGATTGACGCTCAGGCGTTGATAGAGAAACATAATAAGGAGGCCAAGGATGCAGCCGTAAAAGCCGCCGAGGAGCAGCGGGACGCTTATTTGGAGGAAGCAAAGAAGCTGCAGGAGGAATATGCCGAGCTGGGAAAGAAATCCGGTATCGGCGGGTTCGTGGCTCCTGAGAACAACAAGGATAAAGCGAAACCGGCCAACAACCTTGCCGAGTTAGAACTGAAAGCCCGTCAAAAGATAGAGGATCAGCGTATCGCCATCCTGAAAGAGGGATATGACAAGGAGCGTGAGGAGGCATCGTTGAACTTTGAGCGGGAGAAAGAGCGTATCAACCGTGAGGAGCAACAGCGCATTGAACTTTATAACAAGCTGAAAGCCGCCGGGGAAAAAGTTACTCCTGAGCAGCTTGCCAATATCTCGGCACAGGCCGCAACCCAGCGTATACAGGCTGCACAGATATATGATGCCACCGTTGCAGAGATTGACGGTAAGGAGAAAAAGGATAACGAGGAGAAAAAGAAGAAACAGCAGGAAACCCTGCAGGAACTTCTGACTAAATATCGTGACTATGAGGCACAGCGTGCGGCTATAAAGAAACAAGGTGATGATGATATCGCTAAATTGGAGGCGGAGCGGACTGAGGCAAACTCGGCGGAAATTGACCGGGCGATAGCCGTCGCAAGAGAAAAGGTAAAACAAGGCATCCAATCAGTGAATGATGCGGAGGCCGACAGTATCTCAAGAGACAATGATTTCTTTAAAAAGCTCTTTGGGGATTACTCCTCCATGTCTTTCGATTCCCTGCAGAAACTGATCTCGCAGGCGAAGCAGCTGCGCACGTATTTATCCGGAAAGGGAGACGCGAAAGGTATCACGTTCATCTCTCCGGATCAACTGAAAAACATAGAGAAAAGTCCGGCTGAGCTTGAAAAGCTGAAAAAAGCCCTTGATAAACTACTCGATACCGGCAAGGGAGGCAATAACAAGTGGGAGAATATCTTCAAGACATTTGAGAAAGGCTTTGCCGAACTCAAAGGTGCGAAAGGAGCCAAAGAGGTGTCCGGCGCAATCGGTACGATCAGCGGGGCTGCATCCGAGGCAGCCGGTGAACTTGCCAATATGTTTGACCAGATGGGTGACACCGAGGTTGCCGATGCTTTGAACGGTATGCAGCAGGTGATGGGTGCGGTTTCCAATATCGGGCAAGGTTTCGCCAAGGGTGGCTTGATCGGTGGCATCGGTGCGGCTATCGGTGAGGCCGCAAATTTCCTGACCTCTGCCTTTGCTGCAGAAGCCCGTCACAAGGAGGCTCTAAAGGAGATTGAAAAGGCAAGGCTCGATTTCCAGCGGCAATACAACCTCTTATTGCTGGAGCAGAACCTTTTGCTCGAAAAGGCCGAGAATATATTCGGGGAGCGTCAGGTGGCAAAGGCCGTGGGTGCGATAGAGGTCTATCGTGACGCACTCTCGCAATTCAAGGACGAGCTGGCCGGTGATGCTCCGACCATGAACTGGATAGAGCGTATGACGGGTGATGTTGCCGGAACCTACCGCAAACGGCTGGAGAACTATCAGAAAGGTTTTGGCGGGTTGAACGATGCGCAGATCGTAACGGGGCATAAAAAAACGGGATTGTTCGGCTGGGGAAAAGGAAAGGACGTTTATAGCGGTATCCTTGATGTTTACCCTGAACTGATAAAGGCCAACGGCGAGCTGGATACGGAGATGCTCCAAGTCATTCTCGACACCCGCAAGATGAGCGATGAAACCCGGAACTACCTTGAGAACCTGATCGCCCTGAAAGATGCGATGGACGAGGCGGAACAGGCTTTGGATGATTATCTGCAGGAAACGTTCGGGAGTCTCGGTCAGGGAATGCTCGACTCCATCACTTCCGCCATCAAGGGGAGCGGCACGGCATTGGGGAATTTTGCGGATCAGGCCGCTTCCGTGCTGGAAAACCTCGGAGAGCAGATCGCATACTCCTTGTTTTTCGCAGATAAATTCGATGACCTGCAGAAACGGCTCAAAGAGGTTTATGGCAGTGGTAAAAGTGAGGAGCAGATTGCGGGTGATGCCATGCGCCTGATCGATAACTTTTATGACAATATCGGGAATAACGTGGATGCGGCTCAATCGTGGATGGAAGCGTGGAAAGACAAGGCCGCCGCTATGGGGTATGACCTTTGGAAAAACGATGAGGAGAAGACTACCACCCAAAGCGGGCGTTCCGGTGCTTTCCAAACCCTCACGCAGGAACAGGGCACGAAGCTGGAGGGCTTGATGACCTCCCTGCAGATGCACGATGCCTCCATCGATGAGAACGTGGAAAACATCTCCGAGGGTATCGGCGGTGCCTTGGAAATGATTGACAAGATAAAGACGAACACCGATGCCCTGCCAAAGATATACGATGAGATAAGGGACATCAAACAGAACGGTTTAAAAATGAAATGACAATGGATATTTTGAAAGGTTTGCTACTGATAAACGGAACGGACGTATTCACGGCATACGGTGCGTATCTCGTGGAGGAGAAAAAGGGCGATAACAAAAATTACTCCGCCCTGCTGAAACCGCCAGCGGCAAAGTCGCACACGGCTGTATCATTCCGGGAGAGAGACGGGGAGAAACTGCCCGATTCGCTTTTACCGGCATGGGAGGCCCGTGATGTCACCCTACAATTTGCGATCATGGCGGCAGACCGGGCACAATTCCTGTCCCGTTATTCGTCATTCCTGAAATTTCTCAAGGAGGGTGATAAGGGGTGGCTTAATATTAATCCCCCGGAGCTTGGAAGGACTTACCGGATGTATTACAAGGATTGTACGGATTACACCCAGCTGACCGATTTCGGGGGTGAGGTCATCGCAAAATTCAGCGTGAAATTTCGGGAACCGGTTCCCACGTTATAGGATTCAAACATTATTCAAACAGCGTTCAAAATGGAACTTAAAATATACAACCAGCAAGGGGTGTTCAAGACTGCGATATCGCCGTCAGACTCTGACCGCCACGTAAAGGAGGTGATGAATGACAATATCCTGAATTTGTCGTTTACCCTTTACGAGTACGTGAAACTGGGCGTGAATGACTACGTGGATTTTGAGGGTGAACGCTTCACGTTGCTGGAGGATTACAAACCGGAGCAGAAATCCACTGTTGAGTATGCCTACAGCTGCAAGTTCTACGGAATAGAGAGTGAGCTTAAAAAGGCCAAAGTCCTCAAGATGGTGGACGGTGACGATGAACTTTCCTTTTCCTATGATGCCACGGCTGCCGAACACCTGCAGCTGATATGTGACAATATAAACCGTATCAAGGGGACGAAAAATTGGGTTATCGGCGAGGTGGTTTCCTCCGCTAACGTAAACATAGAGTATGACAAGATATTTTGTTTCGATGCCCTTTCGGAAATAGCCAAGCAATTCAATACCGAATGGTGGATCGAGGGAACCACTATCAATCTGAGCCGTTGTGAGCATGGCACTCCTGTATCTTTGGGGTATGGAAAGGGGTTGCTCAGGCTTTCCCGTGTGGAGAACGATACGGTTCCTTTCTTCACCCGGTTGTATCCTCTTGGCAGTACCCGTAATATCGTGGCCTCTGATTACGGTCACCGCCGCCTGCAGCTTCCGGGTGGTGTCCGTTACGTGGAAAGGAATATCCATCTCGGTATCGTGGAGCAGGCGGAGGAGGAGGCTTTTGCGCACATATTCCCGAAACGAGTCGGTACTGTTTCCTCCGTCAGGACTGAGGAGGCCACGGGTGGGGACGGCAATGCGTTCACTATATATTATTTTACTGATGAGGGGTTGGATTTCGATCCGAACACCTACGAGATCGAGGGACTTGTCAAGCAGGTGTCGTTTCAAGGCGGGGAGTTGAACGGGCGTGATTTTGAGGTGAATTTCAATTCCGAGACAAAGGAGTTCGAGATTATCACGCAATTCCCGTACGAGAACCAGCAGCTACCGGGCGGCCTGCTGATCCCGAAACCGGGTGACGAGTATATCCTTTGGAACATACGGATGCCTAAAGAGTATTATCCGCTGGCGGAAAAAGAATTCGAGGAGGCCGTTCAGGAGCATATCGAGTCGATAAGCATTGATACGTCAGTCTATAAGGCTCCAACCGATTACATATATTTTGACGAGAACCATATCGATTTGAAATTGGGGCGGCGTGTCCTTTTGGAGAATGAGATTTATTTCCCCACCGGCACTCACGAGAGCCGTGTGACCAAGATCTCCCGCCGGGTGAACCATACCACAGATATGGATATTGAATGCACGTATGCGGTTGATTACGGGCGTATCAATCAGATCGAGAGCAATATCGTGGATATTCAGGCGGCTTATAAGGAGCAGCTTAACAAGGACGTGCTGACCGTGTTGAAAAGCTGGGACAGCATCGATCCCACCGAGTACAATGTGCTTTCCGCTGTCCGGACAATACGCACGATTGCGAACTCCCTGAGCAAGCTGGAAAAAGAGACGGCAGACAAATATCTCAGAAAGGACATACCTGATACGGCGGGTGAGCTTGAAACCTTTTTGAAGGGGATAAAGGTTATCGGCGAGGCTCTTGTCCAAAGCCTTATGGTAGAGAAAGACTCCACTTTCAAAGGTCTGCTTTCCTCCGAGGTCTTCACTTCGGGTTTCCCCGGCGGAACCGGCTGGGCTTTGTTTTGGAAAGAGGTGCTTAACGCCGCAGGTGTAAAGGAAAAGAAAGCCGTCATGGAACTGGACGAGATGACCGTCCGTGGGGTTATGCGGGTGTATGAATTCGTCATTTCCCAGCTGCTGGGCGAGAATGGAACCCGCCTGACAGCGGATATGATGCGTGTCGATCACATCGATGCGGGCACAAAGACTATCTATCTCGATACGGAGAAAGGAGTCCTTTATAATCCTTTCCGTACCGGTGATATCGTGATGGTTCAGCAGTTCTCCGTGAATGGGCACGGGGGAAAGCATTACGAATTTGAGGTGGTAGATGTCAAGGTCGGGGCTTTGGCTGATGGAGAGAACCGGCTGGATAGTATCACCTATAAAAATTTTGTTGGTGACGTGAGCAGTGTGGCCGCCCGTGACGTGCTTACCCGTGTGGACTCCGCTACCAATTCAGACCGTAAGGGCGTGATCAAGCAGACCAGTGTTGAGGAGGGCAGCCCGTACCTTGATGTCCTGTATGGAATGAAAACGGATCCTGACAACGCCGTGCGTCTCCGGCTTGGGCGTCTGGCCGGTATTATTACCTATTGGTGGGGGCAGCTTCAGGGATACGGCCTGTATTCCAACAACGCCTATCTGCTGGGTGATTTCCGTCTGCGTACCGGAGAGGATGTCCGGACGAAATTCGAGGTGATGGAGGGTATGCTGCAGAGTGCCATGCAGAGTGTTGTCAGTACGATGACCGAGGAGGATAACTTTCTGAAAAACGCCAACTTTCAGGATGACATGGCTTATTGGGAGCGTGAGAGCGATATGGCTTTATATGATATCGGAGGCCAGCTGCTTGATTTAGGCGTGAATTTCTATTCCGAGAAAAACAAGGTGGCCGACATCGACTCTTTCGATGGCCGTTTCATGCTCCGGATCAAGCGGAGCCACATCCGCCAGCTGAATGCGGATATCACCAAGCCGGAAGATGGCAGCGTCATATTTCTAACCCTGAAATATCATTGCGCCGAGGAGGGGATCCTGACCGCCGGTTTCAGCGGATCCGCTCCCTATGTGGAAGAAGCGGTTCCAGCCAATGAGGGCTTTGAAACGCTGGAGGTATCGGGGGTATGGGACGGAGCCGGTGATTTTCTCCTGAGATTTACCGGTGACTTGTATATCGAGCAGCTGACCCTGACCAATCACCCGTTGGATGATTATAAAAAAGAGGTCAGTACCAAGTTCGAGCAGACCGCCGAGCATATCCTTGCCGTGGCCGAGGAGGTGAACAAGATAGACAACACCATCAAGACCGCCGGATGGATCACCACGGCTGATGGCAACAAGCTGTGGGCTACCATAACCGAGGTGGACAGTCTTGGCAATCGTGTCACCACGCACGAGAGCAGCTTCCACGTGACGGCGCAGCAGATCAACGCCATCGTGAGCCGTATCGACAAGGCGGAGGATGATTTGGGAATCATAGACCATACCATCAAGACCGCCGGTTGGATTACCACTGCAGACGGCAACAAGCTGTGGGCTACCATTGACAGGGTGGATGTTCTTGGTAATCGCCTGACCACGCACGAGAGCAGTTTTCACGTGACGGCACAACAAATCAATGCCATTGTCAGCCGGGTGGATACGATAGACGGAACCATCAGTAAGGCCGGTTGGATTACTTCCGCAGACGGCAATAAGTTATGGGCGAGCAAGACGCTTGAGGATGGTGGTACCATTGTTTCCTATATCAACCAAGCGGCGGACTCCGTGACAATAAACGCCAAGCATATCAAGCTGGAGGGGCTTGTAACTGCGAATGGTAACGTACAATTCACCACGGATGGAAAGATAATCGCCAAGAACGGCGAGTTCAGCGGAACGGTTGTCGGTGTGTCGGGTTCCTTCAAATCCTTAAACTGTGTGAATAATAGCGGGGATATTGTCGGAGGCATCTCCTTTGGCAGTGATGGAAAGATGTGGTTTAACGGTGACCTGTATCATCAGGGCTATGACTATGACAAAAAACGTTCTTTCCGTTTCTATACCTCCGATGTTTGGTGTCGTGGTAATTTCGGGGCAAGGCAACGCAATACACTGGTGGTATATGGCAGTTATGGTTACTATTACGTAAATGGTTTGGATACGGAAACCGGTAAGGTATATGTCTCCCTACCCTCGGCCACGTCATCCAATAACGAGACCTATTATACCATTCCGTTATACGGAACCACCGGGGATGCTTCCGGTTTCCCTGTTGACTTGGTGATCATAAAGGTTTCAGGGACGTACCGGTATTTATTGAGCGGGATGAAAAGCCAGCGGGTAACGGTCATGAATGCGAATAATCAAAATAGTGAAATTTATATCTACTCGAATGGCAATAAGGTAAAATGGCCGGGCGGTACTATCGCTGATTGTAGGAATATAGCGGATTTCATGAGTCCTTCACCGGCTTCTAACTTATTAGGCAGAGGATGGATAGTGGGCGCAATGAATGATAATAACTGGTAATAATAAAAAGGAGGTATTTATGAAAGTGAATTTGAATGTTCCCTTTATGAATTATAAGGGGTTGGTGATCACGAAAAAGGTAGAGGGTACGGATGTGGAACAGGAGCAGCTGATGAAAGATGTCATTGCTCCGATCCTATTCAGTGGGGAGTGGAGAGATGAGAGGGTGAATGCTTTGAGTGGTGATGAAAAAATCCGTGCTTATAGCTTGAGCCTTAAGATCTATCAATCCACCGGAGATATCGAAATCTCAGCGGAGGAGGCTCTAATGATAAAAGAAGCCGCATTGGTTTTGAGCCCCGGCGGTTACGCACAAATTGTCAAATTGATAGACGGATAAGTTATGGTACTGACAGAAGCTCAATTGCAGGAAATCGCTAAACGTGTGCGTGCGATCATCCGAGCCGAATCCAAAG